CACCCGGCGGGCTGAACCTGCGGGAGGGCCCCTCGGTGCGGTACCGGGTGCTGGAACCCCTGCCGGACGGCACCCTGCTGATGGCGCTGGAGCTGCCCTACGGGGCGCAGGTGCCCGGCTGGGCCCTGGTCCACACGGGGGCACGGGTAGGCTGGGTGGACACCCGGTTCATCCAGGCGCTGGAGCCGGAAGTAGAGGCGTAGGCCATGGCGCTGACGGACGGGCGCCGGGCCAGCCTGCTGGCCTACTGCAAGCTGACGGAGCTGGCGGACGACCCGGAGGTGGGCCTGCTGATCGAGGGGCTGTATGAGGCGGCGGTGGGCTATCTGGCCGGGGCCGGGGTGTCGGAGCCCGCGGAGGGCACACCCCGGCGGGCCCAGTTTGACCTGCTGGTCAACTACCTGGTGCTGGACGGCTACAGCCAGCGGGAGCTGAGCGTCCAGGGTCCGACAGCCAGCGAGAACCCCGTCTTTCGGTGGATCCTGAACCAGCTGAAGCTGACGGAGGGGATGGTGTCCAGCTTGGACGCCGGCGGGGAGGCAGATGTGTCCAACTTGGACACCGGCCAGGAGGTGACAGAGGATGGAGCGGGGTGAGGGCGTGGCCACGGGCCGGATGGACCAGCGCCTGACCGTGCTGGAGCTGGTCCGGGAGGGGCAGGCGTACCGCTGGACGGCGGTACGGCGGACCTGGGCCAGGGCGGAGCTGACGGGCGGTAACAACGTCTACTCCGTCCACGGCATCGGGGCCGCCGGGGTGACCTTCACCCTGCGGCGGCAGCCGTTGACCCTGGGCCACGCCCTGCTGTGGCGGGGACAGCACTGCTTTATTACCTCGATCTCCCCCTGCGGGCGGCTGCACTGGACTGTGGCGGCGGCGCTGGTGGTGGTGTCGGCGTGCGAGGACAGGTACGCCGGCATCACCTTCCCGGCTGTGATGACGGAGAAATACCTGGGCCACCAGCAGCTGGAGCCTCAGGCGATCAACACCCTGCACCATGTGCTGGTGACCCCCAAGGCCATCCAGCTGACGCCGGGACGGCTGGTGGAGGTGGACGGCATCAGCTGGCCCATCCAGGTGGCCCACACCCTGGACCCCTGGAAGAACGAGTACGAGATCGAGAGGACGGTGGATCTGTAGTGCAGGAGGCAAAATTCGAGGCCCAGGCAATCAATGATTTACTCTCACGGATCGCCACATCCCCGGAAGTGCTCAAGGAGGCAAAAAAGCAGGCATTTGAGGAAGCATCGCAAAAGCTCAAGGACTTAGTAGACCGGGAAATCGGCGGCACGGGCAAGGTGCGGAGTTGGCAGGAGAAATATGTGGGTTCCAAGGGCGGTTACGCCGCTGTTCGGCCTCGGGCCAAACAGTGGACAGACCCCAACGGAAAAGGAAAAAAGTATGCTGTTGGCGCCGTTACAAATGCCATCACCAGCGGACACCGTTTCCCGGGTCAAGGGGTTTATGGAAAGAGCCGCAAATGGGTTAGGGCGACGTCGAGTACGGCAGGTAAAGTACATGGACTTCACTTTTATGAGAAGGCTCAAGGCTTGGCCGAAGCGGTGGCCCAGGAGGCGGCGGAGCAGGTAGTCCAGGCGCTAATCGCGCATTTGGAGGGATGACGTGTGCTGACACCCAACGACATTGCCGAGGAGCTGAAACGGCTGGTGGCTGAGAAATTCCCCGGCGAGGACGTCCACATGGAGCTGACGCCCCAGGGATTTAAGCGGCCCTGTACGCTGATCGTCCAGGAGGCGCCGTGGGCGGCGGACGTGGGCTTCTCCCCGGGGAGCCTGCGCCTGCAGCCGGTATTCACTCTGACCACCTTCGTGGAGGCGGACGACTACCACCACAGCCACCTGGCCCAGCTGCACCGGCGGCAGATGACCCTGCTGGGGCTTTTCCTCCCCGGGGCGATCCGGGTGGGGGACCGGGCGCCCCACGTGGACAAGCTGACCCTGGGGGGCGGCTACGACTACGACACGGTCACGGTGACCCTCGGCTACACCGTGTGCTGCGCAGACTTTGACACCATGGAGCAGGCGCCGCGGATGGAGCGCCTGCATCTGAATGAGGAGGTTACGACCAATGGCTAAATTGACCTCGCCCACCATGACGGTGACCTTCACCGAGCTGGGCGCCTCGGCCATCAGCCGGGGGGAGAAGGGCACGGTGGCCCTGATCGTCCGGGACGGGGCGGACTTAGAGCCCCTGTCCCTGAGCCAGAGCAGCCAGGTGCCCAAGACTCTGGGCACCCAGACCCAGGACTACATCAAGCGGACCTTTGTGGGCTACACCAGCCCCCCGAAGCGGGTGCTGGTGTACGTGATCCCCAGCGAGGGGGACGAGGGGCTGGACGACGCCCTGGACTGGCTGGCCACCCAGGACTTCGACTATCTATGCGGCCCGGCGGACTGCACCGCGGACGAGGCGGCGGCCATCGCCGACTGGGTCAAGGGGCAGCGGGCCAACAACGGCGCCAAGTACAAGGCGGTGCTGCCCAACTACCCCGGGGACCACTACGCCGTGATCAATTTCACCGGCGCGGGGCTGGTGGCGGGGACGCAGTCCTACACCACCGCCGAGTACTGTTCCCGGATCGCCGGGCTGATCGCGGGCACGCCCATGAAGATCTCCGCCACCTACGCCCCCCTGACCGAGCTGACCGACGCCAACCGGCTGACCCGGGAGGAGCTGGACGAGGCGGTGGGCAGGGGCGAGCTGGCCCTGAAGTGGGACGGCAAGAAGTTCAAGCTGGCCCGGGGGGTGAACTCCCTGGTGACCACCAGCGACGGGATCCTGGACAGCTTCAAGAAGATCAAGATCGTGGAGATCATGGACCTGATCCGCACGGATCTGGCGGCCACGGCGGAGGACACGTACATCGGCAAGTTCGCCAACACCTACGATAACAAGCTGCTGCTGATCACCGCCGTGCGCAGCTACTTCGCCCAGCTGGCCCAGGACGACCTGGTCCAGAGCGGGTACACCGTGGACCTGGACCTGGACGCCCAGGAGCGGTATCTGGCCAGCCAGGGCAGCGATGTCAGCGCCCTGAGCGAGCAGGAGGTGCGCCAGGCGGACACGGGGACCCACGTGTTCCTGCGGATCGCCTGCAAGATCCTGGACGCCATGGAAGACATCGACATCAACATCACGATCTGAGAGGAGGGAGAGCGCTATGATCGACAACCGAGTGATGAGCGGGACCTGGGGCTGCGTCTACGTGGACGGGGAGCTGTGGATCGAGCTCAGCGGCTTTCAGGCTAAGTACAGCAAAAGCAAGAGCGACATCAGCCTGTGCGGGGAGATGGTGACGGGCACCAAGGTCACCGCCGTCAAGGGCACCGGGTCCATCGAGGCCCACAAGGTCTACACCCGGAACACCGCCCAGATCGACGCTATTTTGGAGGGCAAGGACGTGCGCTGCACCATCGTGGCCAAGCTGGACGACCCGGACGCCTATGGGGCGGAGCGGGTGGCCCTATACGACGTCTCCTTCGACGACGAGACCCTGGCGGACTTCGCGGCGGGGTCCCCGGGCAAGATCTCCTATCCCTTCACCTTCGGCCGCCGGGAGTGGCTGGACAAGGTGGAGGCGTAAAAACAAGGCCGCCGCCCGGTGAGGGCGGCGGCAGAGAGGGCATTTGACAAAACGCGGCGCAGATGATAAGATAGGCATGGCGCTGTTGTATAAGGCGGTTCGTCATCTCCCTGAGAAGGGAGGTGATGCTGATGGGACGCGGACGCTGGGCGCAAGCCCTGCGTGTTGTAATATGCTTGGCACTTGTGCTTTACATATTAACCCTGAAAGCGTGTTAGCCGCCCGGCCGATCCCCGAGCGGCTAACGTAGTTTAGTTGATCTTGGATTTGATTGACCGCTGAAAACAACAGCGCCTCTATAATTATTATAGCCGAAAGTGCCGCTTTGTCAAGGAGGAAATGACAGGGCGGCTTTTTTGTCGCCCGGAGGAGGAACTATGAGCCAATTTTTGGATCAGATGCTGCGGCCGGAGGTGCCCAGCGTACAGAAGGGGCTGCCCCGGGGGCGGTATGAGGTAAAGCGGCTGAGCCGCCTGGTGGGCGAGCCGGTGGTGCTGGAGCTGCAGGGCCTGCCCTACGGCAAGGCCCAGGAGCTGCGGGAGCTGATCGTGGACCAGGAGGTCCACATCCTGCTGGCGGGGTGCCCGGAGCTGAAGAGCCCGGCGCTGGCGGAGAAGTTCGGCGGGGCTACCCCGGCGGAGACCGTCAAGGCCATGCTGCTGCCCGGTGAGATCGCGGATCTGTCCCGGGCGGTGGAGCGGCTGAGCGGCTACCGGCAGAATACGATCCGCGAGATAAAAAACGGATCAGAGCAGGCGGCGACCGGGAGCTGAACCTGCTCTATTATCTCTACCGGAACAAGGGTGTGATGCCCTGGGAGGTCTACGGCCAGAGCGCGGGGTACCGGGACCTGGTGGCGGCGTTCGCACAGTTTGAGATCGAGCAGAGGACGAGGTGAGCGTATGCCAAAAGAGGGGATCTCAGTCTATTTCACCATCAAGGACGGGGCCAGCTCGGTGCTGTCGTCTATCGGCGACAAAACCAAGGCGCTGGACAAGGAGACCCAGAGCCTGGCCCAGGCCTACAGCGCCCTGGAGGCGGCCAACAAGCCCCTGATCCAGCGGCAGACGGAGCTGAAAGCGGAGCTGGAGAAGTCCAAGGACGCGGTCAAGGAGGCCACGAAGGCATACCGCGAGCTGGGGGACGAGGCCAGCGAGATGAAGATGACCGAGGCCATCGAGGCCCAGGAGACCATGAAGCGCGAGCTGAAGGACGTGGAAGCGCAGATCAAGAGCAATCAGAGCACCTACAACTCCTTCCGGGAGGACCTGCGGAAGGGGTCTGTGGATTCTGGCGGATCGGGCGGCTCCGGCAGCTCGTCCCTGGTGTCCACCCTGGGCCAGGCCGGGCTGTGGAGCGCCCTGGGCAGCACGGCCAGCGAGCTGGGGAGTATGCTCGTGTCCTCGGCCTTCGGGTCGGAGGGCAGCACCATGCTCAGCAGCGTCCTGAGCTCGGCGGGCACCGGGGCGGCCATCGGCTCCATGATCCTGCCGGGCATCGGCACCGCCGTGGGCGCGGCCCTGGGCGGCATCGCCGGGGCGCTGACAGGACAGGCGGAGATCGCCCAGAACAAGGACCAGGCGTTCATCTCCTATTACAACAGCCTCTACGACACGGTGACAGCGAACGCCTCCGAGCAGATCTCAACGGGCAGCTCCATCGCCGGCGGGCGGGAGACGGATCTGATCTCCTTCTCCACTCTCCTGGGAGACAAGGGCACGGCGTCGGACTTCCTGGCCAACCTGGTGACCATGTCCAACAGCACGCCTTTCCTCTATGACGATCTGACCGCCATGAGCAAGACGCTGGCCACCTACGGCTTCAAGGACAAGCTGGGCGAGGGCGAGAGCGGATTTGAGATCCTGGACACGCTGCAGAAGGTGGGCGACGCCGGGGCGGCCCTGGGCATGGATACCAGCGACATGACCTCGGTGGCCACGGCCCTGGGCCGGATGCTGTCCAGCGACAAGGCCACCCTGGAGTACCTGAACATCCTGAACGAGCGCGGGATCGGCGCGGTCTCCATGCTGGCGGAGGCCCGCGGCAAGAGCGTGGGCGACACCTACACGGACATCTCCAAGGGCAACATCTCCGGCACGGAGGCCGTGCAGATCATCCTGGAGGCCATGGAGGCCAAGTTCTCCGGCTCCATGGAGGCCCAGAGCAAGACCTTCGAGGGCCTGTCCTCCACGGTGGAGGGCTTGCAGCAGGAGGTGGAGAACGCCGCCGGCGAGGGCTACAACAAGGAGCGCGTGGAGGGCCTTCAGGCGGAGATCGACTCCCTGGGCGGGGAGCTGGGCGAGGCGATGCAGGAGGTCAACTCCATCATGGGCAAGAACCAGGCCTATCTGGAGAATCTCAGCGAGCAGTACCAGCGGGACACCCTGGCGGCGGTGCTGCTGGGGCAGGACAGCGACCTGCTCAACGCGGACCAGATCAAGGAGCTGAAAGACCTGAATGCCCAGTACTTGGAGGCCAAGGCCATCTGGGAGGAGTCCGGGGAGACCGACCAGGATGCCGCCCTCAAGATGGAGGAGATCTACGAGACCGCGGAGGGCCTGGCCACCGCCTACTATGAATCCAGCGAACAATACCAGCAGAAGCAGGACTCCGAGA